CGGTAAGAACAAGAACACGCAGATGCGTTACGAGACGGGCGTGAACTCGCCCACCGCCGCCTACCTGCACGACCTGGCTGCGCTCGGTGTGGACATTGGGTACGTGCTGACCGGCTTCCCGACAGAGCTGGACGACGAGGACGGCGAGATGCTGGCCCGCTTCCGGTCGGCATCGCCTGAAATGCGCTTTGCGGTTCGGCTGATGCTGACGGCACCGAAGGAGGCCGCTGCGAAGCACGCCGAAGCTGGGGCGGCGCCGATGGTGGGCGGCAACAATTCCGGCCAGGTCAATGCGGGTTCGGTGACCCAGGGCGATGTCAGCTTCCAAATCGGTTCGCGCAACAAGGGCGGCCGGAAACGCTCGAGCTGAACATCGGACAGCTGATAC